GTTGTAATAATTTCGTCAGCTGTAATGTCTAATGTAACACTTGCAACGTGGTCTGATAGATCAACGCTATTCAAGGTTACACTAGCGTCTGTTAAAACAAATTTTGCCAATGTAAACTCCTTTCAAGTCTAATTTTATAGTTTAGTAAAGAAGTTAAGTTGTGTGTGTTATTCTATGCCGATTGTTGCGTGTATAGAAAAGCTAGGATCAGTTCCACTAATTGTATAATTTAGTCGCCAATAGTCATCTGTAATTGATCCAGCTACACTTTGAAAATCTGCACCTATTGCAGTTATATCTGTAAATGTTATTTGGTCTGTTGGACTTGTAAAACTAGCGTTGTCATCTGATTGTAATTTAAACGTAACTGTTGGTGATGATGTTCCACTTACACCATAACAATGTATTGCTGCATAAATCTTTTCATCTGCACCAACTGCACCTAATTGTACACCTGTTGAATTACCAGTAGCAGTTAAATCGCTATCAAGTTCAATAGTACCCCTAACAACAATATCTGATGATTGTGATTTAGAAATACTAAATGGTGCTATCTCGCCAATAGATCCAAACATAGAATAAGTAAATAATGTTGATTTCATAAAGTATGCAGTATTGCCTACACCTGCGTCTGGTACTGTTGTAACAATTAATTCGTTGCCTACAGACGCACCTAATAAAGCGTCTGGTTTGTTTTGACCAGCTTCATAAAAACCGTCCATTGATATAGTGCTATCTTTTAAGCCCCCTAGTTTTTCCCTAAAGCCACCACTATTTATAACCGTTGCGTCTAATTCTTCAGCGTTAATTTCCAGGTTTACACTGGTTATGTGGCTAGATAAATCGTAACCACCTGTAAAAACTTTACCGTCATTAAATACAAATTTAGCCATTATCTACTTCCCACGCTTCATTAATGTTTGGTGTATTTTTATCATCTGCTTTATATGTTCCGTCTTTTTTTCTTGCACGTCTTTTTTTAATAGTAATAGGTTCTATGTGTCCACCCTTTATTAATGACTTAGCAACATTTTCATCATCAATAGTTATAGTTTCGCCTTTTACTTTATCCATAACTTTTTTATTACCAATAATTTTATATTTAGCCATTACGAACCTTTCGTGTAAACTTCAATACTTAAATTAGCACCAACACCGTCAATGCCGTTTAAATTAACATCTGCTGCGTAATTAGACACATTAACAACTCTAGCGTCTGTATCATCAAGTCCTAAAGTTCTATTATTAAATATTACTTGTCTAACACTAGAACTACCACTACCTGTAATAAAAGCGTCTAGTTTATCTTGTGCAGTTCTACTATCAGCACGTTGTACAGCTATTAATAAATCAAATGTATATAGATCAGTTCCCCTTTGCATAGCTAAATCAAACTCTATATCTGTTGGTAAAACTATTGCTACTGGAAAGTTTATTGCGTTATCTGGAACTGTATCGTAACAACGTAACCCACTTATTGTTCCTATGGTTGTTTTTAAACCATCACGTATTTCGGCTAGTGTAGCCATTAAGATACACCTAAAACTGTGCCTTTACGAAATGGTGCAATTAATCGTGTTATTTCTCTGTTTTGTTGAATATTGACTACGCCAAAATCCCCAACACCTGCAACGCCTAATGGTGCATTACGCATAGCAAATAATTCACTAGCTAACATTAATGTAGCTTGTTTGATTTGTGTTGGAACACTTGGATAACCCCAATTTGCAGTTATTTCGGCACGTGGCCTGTTACTTGAATAATCTAGTGGCCATTCGTGGTTGCCATCGCTTATTAATTCTACAATATAATAAGGATTGCCTGTAATACCACCAACAATGCCGTTTATAGGTAAAACCTGGTATTGATCTGCACTAACGGTAATTTCGTATGTACCGTCATCATCATCATCGTATTTAACTACTAAATCAGTAGTTGTTGAAATATCATCTACACGTAATCGGTATAAATCATTTGTAAAAAATTTACGTGCAGTTGCCGAACCATCTTGGTAAAAGTATCGTCCACAAAAAGCGTCTATTTGCCTTGACGCTGCGTTTACTGCGTCATCAATTAAAGTATCGTCTGCTGTATCGCTTGTAGGTATGCCAACAAACGTCTTTAATTCATCTTGTGTACAGTAACCGTTAGTAATAGCCATAAGGTTTATCTACCTTTCTTTCGGCCTTTACCTTTGCCACCTTTCATTTTTTTACCGTAATGTTTTGGCATTAAATCCTACTTGTCTTTTATAACTTTTTTTTCAGCTTTAGGTTTTTTATCTTTAGTTTCAATTTTACCACCAGCTTCTTTAATAGCTTTTTTAACTTCTTCAGCACGATCTGCCTTACCATAAATTTCGTAATTCTTTAATTCTTTTTTAAGTGCTTCTATTAATTTTTCGTTTGCCATAATTCTTTCCCTAAGCAGTTTGGTGTATCTATTGCTAGACACACCAAGACTACTATTTTAATTAAAAGGTTGGTGTTACCAATCCTGTTCCACTCATCTTTGAAATACC